CCCATAGCGTCCTCCTCTTACTATTTATGACTAATTGTATGAACCAGCCATATAATTCCAGAGAAATCTAGGTATACCTCCATTTACCTGCCAGACTTTGTGTTTGTTTTGAAAGTCTGCTAATACATTTGCGTCATCTTCAAAGAAGTATTTACCAACAACATTGTTTGTTGGTTGTTCTACTACATGCCATAAAATTTTACGGCCTTCTTTTACCATATCTACTGTATAACTCAATTTAGTTTTTCCCAACTTATTACCTGGCCTCTTATCGCCTCTGTGAAATCTTACCTTTTGTGTTTTATTTTTTACCATATATTACAATTTAAAATCACTAAACTTATTATAAGCATCCTCTTTTTCTTCTACTTGGCCTGAGTCTACAATGTTTTGACTTGCTTGTTGTACATCATACAATCTCATTTTAGCTCTGTCAACACCAATAATGAATGCTCTGTTTACGCTTGGGTCATTATATCTATTCTTCAACTGTTTTACTTTCATCTGACCTAATGCCTCTAGTTCTTCGTTTGACATTAAGGCAAACATAAAGTCAGCAGTTGCCGGAAGACCAAAAGATTCGGAAGTATCTTCAAGACCAATATCTGTACTCACAAAACCAGTTCTAGTTGTTTGTGTTGCACTAAAGATTGGTACATTTTGTTCTACAGCCAAACCTCTTAGTTCTTCAGCAATTGCTTTAATATAAAAGTAAGACGAAATATTACCACCTTTAAATCTACTTGAAGCACAAATGTTCAGGTAATCAATAAAGATGACATCAGGTCTAAAGGATTTCTTTAGAGCTAATTCATTAATCAACGACTTGAAATGTCCACTATGAGCAGACGCCGTTGGATATTCTTTGACAATAAGTTGACCTTGTGTTTTTTCTCTTAACTTTTTAATCTTGCCATCATACAATTGTTTAGGCATATCATGTAGGTCTTCCATTGTAACATCTAATAAGTTGGCGTCAATTCTTTCTGCAATTCTTTCCTCTGCCATCTCTAATGTAATATACAATACATTTAGACCTTGTAGTAAATAACTTGACGCAACATGACACATGAATAATGATTTACCAACACCTGTACCTGCAAGAGCAATGTTTAATGTTTTACTTGGTACACCACCTTTTGTAATTCTATTCATGTAATCTAAATCAAATTGATACCTTTTTTCTTTTGTATGATAAAATTTAAATCTAGCTTCTGCGTCTTCTATATAATCGTGACCAACTGACTTGTCAAATGATACAGCCAATGCCTCTGATAGAATATGTGGTATTGCTTCTGGTGTTTGTTTCTTATCTTTGTTATCAAGTATTTTAATACCACTTAATACTGCATTGTGAACAGCACGGTCTTTACAAAACTTCTCTGTAGTTTCTAGTAACCATTGTTCATCTGAATCTGTATTTTCAACACCAACAATATAATCTTTTAGATGTTGTAACTCTTCTTCATTAATATCTCTTCTACTATTAAGTTCTATTAGAATGGCGTCTTTAGTTGGAAGATTATTATACTTCTCAACAAACTTAAATACTTCACCAAATAATAACTGTTCAACACGATTACCAAAGTATTCTTCTTTGATAAAAGGTAAAACTTTTCTAGTGTACTCTTCTTTAAAGAAGAGGCTGGCTAGTATTGTATTTTCAATCCGTGATTGCTGTACCATTATCTAATTTTTCCTCCAATAGTTCTAATAAAATATCACCAATATAATCTATAAACTCAGAATTGTCAAGCAGGATTAGATTGTTAGGATTTTTATCAATTGTATAATCAAACTTCATTGGCAATCTACCATCATCTTGTTTCTCTGATTCTGGTGCAAACGCAACTCTACCATAATGATAGATTACATCTTTATATTTGCCTTCGGTTAACTTGACACAAGAATATTCCTCACCCTCTTTCTGAGCAAAGGTATATCTTCTAGTCTTCGTCTTGTCCGTATGTGAATTTCTTTTTTGTGTACTCATCAATCTTTC